CACTTGGTTGTGGATTTAGAAGTCTTGGTAATGTACCCAATCTTCGATTCAACCTATATCACATATGAAGATGGCGTGCTTGCGACAATTGTTGAAAACGGCTATTGGAGGGTTGCTTCTGATGGTTGGTACAGCAGGGGTTCATTCAAATACAATTCTTACGCTGTGGTTTATGACCCAAGAGTGGTATCTAACTGTGTCGAATTGTGCATCAAATGGGAGTTAATAAACAAATATCCGCACGTCAATCATGCCCTACTACTAAATTTATGTGACTTTAAGCCATTGATGACAATCGATGCTGTGCATAGAGCCATCGACATTTTGGGTGTAAACGCGGCAATCGATGCGGATGGAGTTTGTACATACATTGACAATGGCCCTGGGCCATACATTTCTCTGAGGATCAACACCAACATGTACGACGGATCGCAACATTGCACAGTAGTTGCCTTTGACTCACTAAACAAAACTGAACGAGAGACAAAAGACGTCACGGTGCCACGAACAGCGCTGGACATACTTGACAAAGTTCAACAAGAACTCGTGATGGTGTTAAACATGGCTTCAAGGAGAGACGTGCATGACCGCATGTTTGACGGAATGGACACAATGTTTGTTAAATCATCCTTACTCGGATTAAGCAGAAGGTTGTTAGGACACATTTCAAAAACTTTGACGCGTGTCAGCCGCGTGTGCGATATTTCAGGTGTCGACACTGAGACTGAAGGCTTAAAGCGATTATACGGGACTAATCATACCAACTCTGTGATTCTACACGTGAACAACAACTTTACGGTGAATTTAGCTGTTAAATACCTAGTCGGGGACACGTGGTATCTTGTGCATACTGGACAAACGATTGTCTCGGATTACAGCACGTCCGTATACACATTAGGACAAATATCCAAGATGGGGGAGAGCACGGTGAGACCGGTAATTCTATCAAAGACAGCAAATGCTGGATTCTTGAGGCCCGTTGACAAATCGTATTGCGTGAGGAATTCATTGCCTTTCGCATCGTGTCCAGTTAATCCATCACTACCTTCTGTGATAATCACACAATTCACGAATCGTAATCACCACGATCTGAAAGAGCGTGATATTGTCATAGAGAAAACGAATGATCACATAATCATACCTGGAGTGCCTGATGACATGAAAGCGGTGATTGTTGAATCTTTACGAAGGAGTGGACCGCTGCGGTTAACTCTCATCGATTGCAGACCCGTGGTTGATTGGGTGGGCCAAGTAGGAAACATGAAAGAGTATGTGTTGATGTTGCAAGAACTGGGGGTCACATATAGCACGGATCATTTAACAGAATGGGAAAAAGCCGGGTGGGTTGAGGTTGAAAACGCGATCGTGCCGGCTCATGATCCTCCGGGTATTTTGGCGGTTACCGAATCATTGCAAATGGTCGGATCCGTTCTCAATGCTACGATACAATCTTTAAGCGATGGTGATTACCTACCCTACTATCAAGACAACGAGTCATACGACGTCAAGATTCAGGAACTCACTTATCCCAATCCGGCTGGAGCTAGCTTCGCTATGGTCACGGATTTCCAATACTGGCATTTACCAGCACTTAATCGTAGCGTCTGGATATCTCAGGTGGGATTCGGGTACATGGATTACATTGAAACCCAGGTCGAAGCTGCACCAATTAAAGATGACGTGCTAGACCACTACAACAGACGCGAGGACATGTCCAAACCAAAGCAGAAACCTACCATAGGAAAGTTAGACCACTACATAACGGAGGAGATCGACGCTCTAGGGTCAATAAACAATCTGATATATCACGACAACAGTGACACAATGTTAATTGTAAATGA